ATCGACAAGTTGCACCCCTGCAATGGGGTATCGAACGATGTTGTCGTTATATGGCGTTCTGTACTCGATCTCCATTGGCCGCAGTCCTGCGGTATTCATCGTGTTGTTGAGCTGATTCCTTGGATCACCCGGCGCTGTCGGATGCCCGCTGAAAAGAGCTGCCAGTGATGGAGCGTTCTTCATCATTTCCTCCAATTAAGGTTCCAAGGATTAACTCCCCTCAGTAGTTCCTCATCGGACTGGGGAGAGGGCGCGGCTGGCGCATCTCGCCGCCCCTTGCGAATTCTGTTGAGGTGCTCACCCAGGAGATCCCCTGCCTTGCCGTAAGGGGAGATGGCCTCTTCCTCCGGGGAAAACGCACGATTGGCCTGCACCGGGTCAGGCTCCCACGCCGGGATGTTGCTTACGGTGTCTTGAAATGCATCGGGACGGGGCTGGACTTCGGGGATGTTGAACTTGCTGCCAAGATTCACCTCTGGCAAGAACGGATTGCTTTCAGTTGATGCATAGGCCTGTTCTGCCGTGCCAGAGAAGTTGGGCAATTGGCTGACGACCGGGCGAACGATGCCCTCAATTGAGGCAGGCTCCACGTAGCCATGCTTGGCCTTGAGCTTGTCCGCAAGTTTTTTGTTGGCGCCAGCCCAGGACTTGATATCCGCCTGATCCCAGTATTCCTGCTGGGAAGGATCCAGTCTTCCATCAAGGGCTCCTCCTTTCCGGTATTCCAGTGCGGCCTTTCCTCTTGCCTGTGCGGCATCAGCCTGCTCTGGCGTTAATCCCGCCTGTTGGACCATGGCGTTGTAGGCCCGTTCTCTTCCAGAGGGGCCGGTCACGGGCCTGGCCACATTGCTTATTCCAGGCGTCCGGGGTGGGGGAGCCTGAAAAGCGGGAATACGAGCAGAAGCCTGCCGGGTTGGAGGAGGAAGCGCTGAAGCCAGCCTCGAGCCCCCGGCGTTTCCGCCGCCGACGCTGCCGGTGGGAACGCCCTGGGGGTAATCTGCAATGACCTTGGCTGAAGGAGGCAGTCCTGACATCCGCCTAGGACCGAACCGGCCGCCTGGTTGCGTTGGATTTGGACTCCACCAGCGATTACCACCCTGGGCGGCAGTGGGACGGGGCTGCCTTGTGCTGCCACTGCCGTAAGCTCCGGGTTGGCCAGGCATCTGTTACCTCCAGTTGATAGCGCCGGTCATGGTCGCCACGCGAGTCCCGACAGCCGTATCAGCTGGACCGGGAACCGCCATGATGAACTCAGCACCGCTGCGAATAAACGCAAAGCGATGTACGTCCTCCCGCCGGTAATTGGGGACGTAAAGGGTTTCAGCCAATCGGTCCACTTCCCGAAGGTAGATCTCCCTGTACATCTGGTCCGCTTTTAACGGATCCGATTGGAAGATGGCCCGATCCGTGTCGCCCGTGATGCGCTCAATCCGACTGGGCATCGGCTGGGTTTCATCCCGCAGTACTTCCGAGAGCTGCCAGGCGTTGTCGCATCGTTTGAGATGCTCCAAGACCTTGTCATAGAAGAAGCTGTCGGGAACCCGGGCCATTGCTTCCTCTAACCTGGCCGCATCGCCAGCCGGGATTTGCGCCCCTAGGTTGTAGCCCAGGTGAAACCGGCAGCGGGATTTGTCGTAAGGATTGAGCTCCACGCCACCGCGGCTAATTGGCCTCGGTGAAGTCTAGCGATCAGGCCACATAGATCAAATCGTCCAGGCGGACCTGCTCCCAATCCACTCGGGGTACGGACTTGAGTTGCTCCAGATTCTGGAACTTCTCCCCAGGAAGGCTCATCCTCAGCTCGACAATCTTCTTGGCTGTTGAGAAGCCAACACCATTGACATGCTTGGCAATCTGCTCAGCTGTTGCCAGATTCAAATTCAATCGGGTATCGACAGGAATAGCCCGCTCAGGGATCTTGTCCTCGTCAGCGGAGTTGTCCGCCATGGGAGACTCTGGGCTGCCGCCAGTGCGGCCTTTGCCTGGGGTGTACTCCTCTAGGTCTTTCAGGAGCGGATAAACCACTGCTCCTGACTGGGTCCGGACTTGGGCACAGTCCTTGCCATGGAAACTGATCAATTCAACGATCTGCCCAGTTTTCCGCTCGAGGTAAAGAGACATGCTTGCGCTCTCTTGGTAGAGGCCATTGTTCTAAGTAATCCTAAAGGGAAGGAGCAGGGCGACCGAGATCACCCTGCTCTGATTCCACGGGTTAGTCCTAGATGGTCTCGACGATGGCAGGCAGGCCACCAAACGCGCTTTCGTCGCTGGCCTCGTCATCCAGGTAGTAAGCCACCTCAGCAATGAGGAAGCTGCCACCAGGCTCGCTGGAGGTCAGCCCAGCAGCGTCGCCAGCTGCCGTGCTCCCGTTGTCATAGAACAGCTTCAGGGTCATCTGAGCTGTGGTCTTGACGGGGGTGATCACACCAAACACCGAGCTCTGGGGAGCGGCAGTGTTACTGGTGTCATCAATCGGCGTGGTGGAGAGTGTCGTGGCGGTAATTGCCGCCCCGTTCACGCTCACTGCGCTAGCGAGCTTGATGCGGTCCGTGCCAGCACCCCAGACCAGTCCAGAACGGGCAGTGCCCTGGCCGGCGTCCTTGCGTGCATCCCGGATCCGTAGACCCAGGAAGTACACAAATGCGCCGTTGGGAATCACCAGACCGGTGATGTCGGGACGGGGCTTGTCATCGGGCCGCTTGTCAGGCGATGGCACAATGACATTAAACTCGGTACGAGCGGTGGAATCGACCTTGATGTAGCCGACCCTGTGAATGTAGGTCCGACCGGGCATGGTCACGACGCCCTGGCTTTGGTAAGCACTTAGCGCAGAAACATAGTTGCCCGGATAAATCTTCTTGGTCATGTCAGTAGCCTCTGATCAGTAAACGAAGCTGTAGGCGACCGTGATGAAGTCCTTGTTCAGCACTTCAAAGCCGGCCATGAGGCTCCACACCATGATGATGAATCGACCAAAGTCATCATTGTTGTTGAGCAGGATTTGAGCATTGTCACCGCCAATACCCACGCCAACGGCCTGCATCCCGAAGAACAGGATTGGAGCAGCTTCCGTGACAGCAGCAGAGATGCTGGCCACAGGGATGGTGGTGGTGTAGCTCTTGTCTGGCAGGTTGGTCGATTCAAACCATTGAATCCCCTCGAAAAGGAATCCAGTCGGCATGACCGGCTGACCGGCCACAAAGCCAGCCTGGCCGTAGCCAACGCCAGAACCCAGGTAGTTGATGGCATTGGGGGCCAGATGCGGTTGCATCGGATTGGCCATGCCATTGCCGGGGTAACGAGCGATCTCGCGGAAATCGCTGTCCTGGCGCAGGTGCTTCATCGCAGTGGGACTGGCGATGCAGCGATAGTGCCCATTCGGGAAGGTTGGCACGTTGCGCCGACGCATGCCCTCGAGGACATCCAGGAGGTCGTCCTTGACCCCAAATTTGGCGGACTGGCCGGAGCCGTAGCTTGCGACCGTGGTGCCGGTTTTGGTCTTGTTCTTGGGGAAGAAGTAGCCACCCTGGGTGGAATCAGCCCTTCCGTTGGCTTCTGCTTTGAAGAGCTCGTCAGCGAACACCCGATCACGCCAACGGCGGTAATCGTCAAGAAGTGTTAAGGAGCCGATCGACTGGTGGAACGCCGCGATATTGCGGGTATCCAGCAGCAGGCGCTGAGAAGTCATCAGCGTCTCCCGTGCCACCTTGAAGGTGCTGGGCTGGTCAGCCTGTGAAGGGTCGGCGGGGCCGGTATCAGTGTTGTTACCCTAGAGGCTCTTTATCCCCTAGTTCTGCAGCTTTGCCATTGCTGCAGCTCAGACTATATCATCACCCTTCAGGTCCACCTGATTCGGGTGCGGAGCACTCGTGCCGCCTTATCGTCCACTTCCTGCAAGCAGGTGTTGGGACTCGCTCAGCCATTGGGCAACAGTGCCCGTTCGACTGAGGTCAACTTTGTAGGCAAGGCAGGGATGTATGTACTCAGTAATGGCTCCAACAAGTAGTCGAAACTGCTTGGCGAACCATCGGAGATACAGCATTCCACCTTTGTGACGAACAACTGAGCCAGAGGCTCCGGTGACGTCGTGAATCCAAGAAGCGACAACATCAACCTCCTCTTCATCCTTGCTGACGGGCAGCCAGCCAGAGCGCTCGACCTTGATCGAGCGAGGCCTCTGACGGCGACGGACCTCCAGGGATCCATCGTCCATCCAGAGAAGTGCCAACGCCTCGGGGCCGAGGTCACTGAACGCCTGAGGGGTGAATCTTTTGACGCCATTTGGATATAAGACGTCATACACGGGGGCGAGGTGCCGCTTGCTGCTGACGCCGAAACGGACGGCGGGGTATTTCCCTTTGTCCATAAACGAGCGCAGAGATGCAGCAGTCCCGAGCTCTTGATTCAGCCGAGCCAGCTGCCATTGCGCGTAAGGCGCCTGGCGCTGACAGCGGCTGATGTACAGCGTAACTGTTCCGAAACGCTTATCGCGTCTCAGACAGCCATCACCAAGAGCACATCCCATGAAAAACGCTTGTGTCACAACTTGATTGCCTAGGGAGTCGACAACGGTAGTCGTTGAACCTTCCAGCCATTCCTGGCTGGCTTGGCTGCTGATTACCCGGCCCAGTGTCATCCGTAAGAGTCTACCGGTTGGAGGGCTTCCAGCAATTCACTCCGTGTTCGACGCGGATTACGCCGCGAAGGAGCTGATAGCCAGAGCTGGTACGTCCGCCTCAGGGGCGAACAGGCCAGTCAGGGCTTGAGCCAACTCTTTAAGGGTCACATTGACCTTGTCCTTCACGATGTTGCGAGACGACGCCGTGCCGAGCGTCTGATCAGCAGTGCGCTCTCGGGAGTCCTTGGTGCCAGGATTTCCCCAGTAGCGATAGCGGTCTAGGGCGACCGTTTGACCTGGTTGTGCCCCGAAATCGTGAACGACAACAGGATCAACCGCCATCTCTACCACGTAGGCAGGATGGGGTCGATAAAGTTCGGCGCCCAGGATTTTCGGGAAATCATTGTCTATCCACATTGGATGACACGCTCCGAAAGATAAAGGATGTTGATAGCAAGCATTCCGCCCGCTGCTTCTTACACTAGAAAGGACGCGTGGGGTGAAATTGAACGCACCAGACATTCGCGGCCTGCTGGGAGTCTTCCTTGGTGACGGCTTCCTCTCTCAAAGCAGGTCAGCGGTCAAGGGCCATATCAAGGCCACCTTTCACGGTGGTGCCGACGAGCGTGAATTCCTCGAGGAGAAGGCAAGTGAAATCAAGCTCGTCATCCCAACCCAGGCCAAGATCTCGACCTATCAGATGCGCCCCAGCCAGACCGGCCATCAGACCACGGTGCTGCGATTCCGGTTCTCGAGTCCACTGCTAGATCCGGTCTACAACTTGTTCTATCCCGATGGATTTCGGGAAATCACGCACCCCCTCTTGGACATTCTTGGACTCAGAGCAGCAGCCTGGCTTTGGGCTGAGGGGTATCGAAAGGGGGACAAGGACCATCGCCTGAGGAGAGTTGGGGCCCTGCGAGACGAGGCTCGATTGGTCAGTGGCTGGCTCGAGTTTTTAACTGGCGCCAAGTCGTCCGTCACGGGCCAGTCCTCTCGAATACTGCCTCAACTGTCGTTCAGCTCTAAGGATGCGGAAATCGTCAAGGAGGCCCTCCTTCCCTATGCCCCGATCAGCCGGAAGCATTTGTTTCTCCCGGGGGAAAAATGAGCGCTCGTCTGGTTTCCATGGCCGTCGCCTATGCCATGGGCAGTGGCACTTTGAGGTGCAAGGGAGTCAAGCAGCGCCCCTGGCTGGAGCTAAAGCGGCTCGAAACAGAGCGAACCTACATGCTGCACCAGGTGCGATCCCTGCAGCGAGCGGGAGCGGGCCCCGTGCGCGCTGCTGTTGACATGCTTCCAGGCCGGCATTTTTACGATGTCTGCAGGGCCCGCCTGCAGCACGATGCATTCGAGAGGGCCATTGAACTGCTCGCTCCAGAAGGTGAAATCTCTCTCTCCAAAGAAGTCCTCGAGGTCGGAGGAGGCAGGGGCCTGGCCAGTATTTGGCTGGACCTGGGCCACTGGGATAGGGGAACCGCTGTGATCCCTCTCTCTAGTGAGCCCAATGCAGACGCCCTGCTGAGT